ATTTTGTCCACCATAAAGACGCTTACGGTGAAAAAGGGGACATATGCCCTCAATGATAAACGTACGTTGCTTGAGTTCTTCAACATATCGAGATCGTAAAACTTTCTCAAATTTGCCAGAGACACCCCAGTAAACTCGCTCCATAGTGAGCGCCACGTCAAATAAATGATAAACACCACAGCGATCAAGATACTCTTTCTTGGAGCGGAAGCCATAATAGACCTCAACGACACCAGGAGATTTTGTTAAATCCATACTCGCAAAAACCTCGTCGGTTGACATATGAGGCGCACGAAACGCATAATCATACATGCTACCAACAAATTTGTGGGCCAGGTGGTACTCAGTCCTCGCTCGAAAATCGTACACGGGAGGAATATCCATCTTGCGAACAGACTTGTCAATATGAGCACGGGTGGTCGGAGTGGCCACCATGTCAGATTTGTTTTCTGTAAAGAAAGGATCTCGAACGTAGGGCAAATAACCGGGGGCTTTAAGTTCACACCGAGCATGCTCGGGTAAAGGTGCACGGCCGATTTTGCCTAGGTACTCAAAACACTGATATGTGTCCACACCAGTGTAAATGGCGCGCTCGAACTTTGATAAGATCTCCGTCCGAGGGATTTCGCCACGCCCCCTTAATGAAGGGGGCTTCGCAAGTTTAAATCCACAGTGGGCAAGACAAAGCCAAAATTAACTTTTCGGGTTGCATCCTTCCGGAAGTGAACGGCAAAGACAGATTGAGTCGCATAGTCAATTAACAACGAACCACACGATGTGAAATCAGTCTCAACGTTATGCTCAACTTCACCAGCAGGACCACGGGTAAAAGTTCCACCCTGAACACACAACTTTTGATCGGTGAAATGGTGGGTTAAAAAGGCAAATGATCTTTCCACATTGAAAGGAAAGGCAGCAGCAAGCTTGGCAGGTTTAATTCCCGAAGCCTTCTTCAACATGGGCTCAAGGGCCACATAGTCGTCAAAGGACATTCGAATTCCATCTACTCCAAATGATGACCAGCCCTTTTTGGGGACTGGAATCCATAATGGACCAGATTGGCTGGGAACCTTCATCACCAAGCCATCTTGAACTGCATGCTTATTCATAATCATGTAGATCTTAGCTTCATCCATTGCGAAGAAGCAATTGGAAATGAACTTAGGTTTTTCATCAGTGACAAAGAGCTGAAAGAAGCACTTTGACCACTTATCCAAGTCCAATCGAGTAACCACACTGGGTCCTTCGATTGTATTCTCGGCAACCTTTTTCTTTTTCCGATTTCTTGGTTTCTTCGTTTTGGGCAAGGATTCTTCACTCTGGGAAGAGGAGACATCCGAAACTGGATCTTGAAGGGGCTGTTTAGGGCCTTTCACTACTTCGGGTTTCTTCACCTTCGTTTGGGGTAAAGACTCTTCATCGAAAGAGGAAAGGTCTATAACTGGACCTTTAAAGGGCTGTTTAGGGCCTTTTACTGCTCCAGGCTTCTTTTCAGAAGCCCGAGTGAATGCAATACAAACCGGACAGAGAGGCTTCGATTGATCTTTCAAATAGAGCTGATGAGCTCGACATTTGTCAGCACCAAAGCACTTCCCTTTCTCAGAGTGAAAATGCAAACAACTAACACAGCGAATGGCGTTTTTCCCAACCCAGGATTCAGTTGTAGTCGTGTCGGTCGTGTTAACAACCTTCTTTACGGGTGCGGCTTCACCCTTAACATCTTTCTTAACAACCTTAGTTGGAGGAATAGTCTTAGTAGTTGCCTTTGCAGACTCCCACTCTTTCTCACGTCTCTCAACCTCGGTCACCAGCAATTGCGTGTCAGTTGGATTCACGTTGCTCTTGTGAGAGCCATCCTTGTTTCTCGGAAAGTAAAACTTAGCAATGTCTATGACTTCGGAGGTCCATTCTTTTACAATGGGGTCCTTCTTGGCCCAGACAAACTTGTCTTTCGGCATCGAGGCAAGGGTTCGTAAATAATTACCAACTTCACGGTCAATGACCAATCCCAACTTCTCTTCATAATAATTCACAATAGCGATCTCGTTGTTCCTGTTAAGGATGCAAACGGGAACTCCATGTGCATTATGATAAAAATGAGCTAGAATCTCATCAGACGCTGGATGGGTTATATCGACATTCTTATAAACTTGGTCAAGCTCTTTCAGTTTTTCAAGCCAACCCTGTGTTTTCTCGATGAACTCATCCTGAATCTCGAAGGATCCCTTGGTCTTACCAGGGGTCATCCTGACGTTCAGGGAATCACCTTTAGCCCACAAAAGGTCAGCAAAGTGGTCTTTAATCTCCTTCTCGACAAGAGCCCTCGCTCGTTTGATGGGAAACCCACCAGCGATGGGAGCTTTATCACGAAGTTCCTTAGTACCCTGTTGGGCATTAGGACCAGATCCAAAGTCACCTTTGGTCAACTTACTTGCATTGGACTTTCCTTGTCCTCGAAAAGCAAACGTCCCAGGAGAAGATCCTCGGGCCGCATTCTCTGCGAAGGCATAGATATCCTCATAGCGAGATCTAAGCTCTTCCTGCTTTTGGTTCAGCAGGGCAAATTTTTGATAGACGTCCTCGTTCTTCCACCAATCTTCAGACTTACTCAACTTATAAAAGGAGTTATTCAAGTCATCTTGAAGAATGACAGTATCCACGTAGGCTTTTACAAAGGTTTCGTCCCTGGTATTGTAATGGGTCTTGAAGGCTTCAGCTTTTGACTGAATCTCCGGACTCCAGACAGTCTTCATGAACTTGCCAGTGTCATCATCATAAACATCAACAAAGCCATAAGTGCCTTTGCTATTTCCGGCGCCGCTCTTGCGGCCCTCGAGCACAGGTTCCTCCTCAATGACTTGTCGCATTTGATTTAAAAAGGTCATATCAGCTACAAACTGCAAAACGGTATCTGGGGCACCCTTGAGTTTTAATCCCAATTTCTCAGGAGTTGACTCAAAGGAAATCGACCCGATAACTGTCTTGTCAATAAAACTCTTAAACTCAGGGCTAGTAAAATAACCAACTCCGATCCATACTCCGGCACACAGCAAGGAGATGATTAGGGGAGGGGCAATAAAATTCACCGCATGGAAAAAGAATGAGCAAAGTTTGGCAATCAACTTGTTTGGAGAAGATTCCGAAACTAATAACCTGGCTTCCAAACCAAGAATTTTTTGTTGCTGCTCAAGGAGATCTTGCATACCAACTAAGGCATACTGGACCTCATCCTCAGCAGGATTAAGAGAGGGAAAGATAGCTTTCATAAATCGACGCGCATCCTGGTGAATTAAAAAATCATCCAGGTTCGTAATCGGATCCACTGCCGTTTGATGGCACATCTCTTTTAGAGCTCCTATGTAGAAGACTCGACGCTTCGTAATCTCTGTACGGGCAAACGTAAGCTCATTTAACACGGTTTCATAAATGTCATCTGTAATCTTCGATCCAGACTTTCCTTCCAAACAACGTCCTATCAAAAGGGAGAGGAAAGATAAATTCTGGGCAGATTTTAGACTACCATTCCAGTCAGCCATGCCATTAAGCGCAAACGCAGTACCCATACCGGCAATCGCCAATGAGCTCCAATTCAAGAATTCAGCAGCAGGAGACTTTTCCTTTGACGGACCAGCCTCAAACATGTTTCTGATATTCTCTTTATTGTGCCAATAGAGAGACGCAGAGCCTGCACAGGACAAAACTACTAGAGTTCCCCACACAAAAGGGTTGCGGGAAACTTGGACAATAGATGATCCATTGATCTCTTTTAATTTAACCATTGCCACCTCACCAGCCAATTCAAGCCAGTCAGTGACGGTATCAAAAAGAGCACTAGCTTTCAGAACACTCGGATTGTAACAAAACAAATCCTTGAGTCTATCCCAATCGCTATAACCTTCTGGATTATTGTCATTTGTTATAGCCTCACGTTTCAACTGAATATCAATGTCAGCGTACTCGTTCGGAGGTTTTTGAAGGGCATTACCAGCTTGGCACACCGCATTCAAAGATCTCGGATCTTTCCAGTCAACAGAGCTTTCTCCAGCCTTGACTTTTTGAGGGTATCTAAGGCCTCTGGACGGCCTAGATATAGTAGTAGTAGAAACACCCAAGACGGTGAACCAAATGCGGACAAAATCCTTTCTGTCCGGTGGGCTCGCTTGGCGCCACGCAGTAACAAAAGCACTAGTGAGACGACCTTGTTCTTCAGGACGATTCTGAATCCAAC